CTAACGTCATAACTCCACCAGTGGCCGCGACTGACCACTTCCACTGATCTTTCGCGTCATCACCCTGATCCGCTTCCCACACCAGATTGAAGGCTACGCCCTCAAGGCATGACCCGATGAACATTGACGAAAGACTGGTATTGTATCGGACCTCGTAATCCTGATCGTTGCCAAACGATACGTTCCCATCATCCTTCATGTAAATCCGATTTATCTCAGCGGATGATGATCCAATGGTAGTTGAACCGGAAGAATTACTGAGGATGTCACCCGTGAAGGTAACATCTCCCGTAACTGCCATAGTTCCAGCTACAGTAACCCCGCCTGCAAAAGCTACGGTTGACGATGCAACTGTGCTGTTTGGGGTGATTGTCAGGTGAGTAACAAAAGTACCAGCACTATTAATGTCATTACCGAGAGTAATAATGCCCTCATCGGCCACATTAAGCTTCCATTCGTCACCGGCATCGTCCCCTTCGTCCGCTGAAAGGTAAAGAGCGAGGGCCGCTCCTTCCGTAGCCGAGATATCAAGCCCAGTACGGGTGGTATTCCACCCAACGAGAACATCCTGATCACTCCCAAAATTAACAAATTTGTTATCTGCTACATATACATCACCCCACTCAAGGGATGATGTTCCAAGGTCAGCACCACCAGAAGTATCTGGATTAACAGCAGTTGTAACGGAAATAGTTGTAAACTGTTCTGGAGTAAAGAATTCAGCATCGTTTGCACCATTAACAAAAAAGTGACCCCAGTTTCCATTGTTTATTGTGATGGTGTTTGCGCCAGTTCCTTGCTTGAATGTAACTGCATATCCACCAGTAGTACCATTATAAACCCAAAACTCTTTTTCTACAGTTGTATCAGCAATAGTAATGGTTTGTGCTTGTGACAATGTTCCAGTCATTTTGATAATTCTATTCCTGAAATCATCAGAAGCACCATCAGCAATAGTTTCTGTCTTTGTTGAAGCATCAGTAACAGTATAATCCACATACCCGGTAACCATTGCTTCCATGGAAGTCCAGTTGGTATTAGTTGTCGTACCCCAAGTACCAGACTGTTCTCCTGTTGTAATTAGTTCAATGCCATTGTTTGTATATGTACTAGCCATATTCTAATTCCTTAAACTGAAGTCCATGAAGAAGACTGCGATTCATCCAAATCAGACCACCTGAAAGATCCAAGAGGACCGAGACCCCAAGCACCACTTCCCCAAGAAGAACCTGACGTATCAATAAGATCAGACCAACTTATCTCAATAGTTTCTTCAGATACTGAACTCCATGTTGTGGTTGGAGCAGGCATCAATTCACCCTTATGATAGCGTTTCCGGCATCAGCAACAGGAAACTGTATGGTAAATGTTTGGTCATTAGCTGTTTTAGCTCCTCCAAAATCAATGACAGCAATTGCTTTATTGCTCTTAGATGAATTATATATCAACGCCCCACCAGCAGTAAGCGTTCCAGTTATAGACCAGCTTACATCAGCAAAGTCTAAAAATGCAACAGTTCCGCTATTTTCAACAACTTGACTGGATAATGAGGATCCTCCCGTTGTATATCCAGTTCCACTTACCTCATTGGAGTTTGCCGTTAAACTACTGTAATTCGTAGTACTGGCCCCAAAAGAATCAGTAGTTAGTGATGTTTCTTCTTTTATAAGAGCAATCTTAAGTGTATCCCCAGACGCATACAAATCATGCGTTCCACCAAGAACCTCATCCTTGAAGCTGGTACAAATCGCATCAGTGATTGTAGGCATTACTGCACCGCAATACGCAGACTGTCGTGCCTGCGCTCTTCAAGTCTATTTCTTCCGCTATATCTATTTTTCAACCTAGCAATTTCAGATTGATATCTCTGCTCATAATATTGTAATAATGCAGTCTCACCTTTCAGGAAAGAATAACCTTCAGCTAGACATCCATACAGAAGAGCAGTTTCTGCATTCGTTCCAATCCAGCTGTGACCACCACTCACATAAACTGCTGTTATGGAAGCACCACCTCCAGACGTAGATCCTGAACTTGCTCCACTCACAACAGTAGTATCAGAAGAATTTACTTTAATATCATACGAATTCGTCGCAACATTGGATATCTTATGCGTTGTATTAATCACATCTGCAGCAATACCGTCAGTTGCATCAGCTGAAGCCAATGTAACAAGAGACTGATTGTTGGCTCCATGAGATGAATCGGATACAGTAATAACATTAGACCCAGCAGATCCAGTTGTAAGCGGATTCCCACCTAAAGTTACAGACCTGAAAACGCTTAAGTTTGTTATAGAAGATGGTTTGTAATAATAATCCAGTTCCACATTATACGTGGTATCCGGTACGGGACTTACAACAATAGTTGAACCCACAGATGTAGACGTCTGAAGTTCCGCATCATAATCTGCATAATATCTAGGTATCCCACGAAGAATCGAATCACTTGGATCGGATACATGATCCTGCATGAAAGATGGATGCTTTTTTCTTAAATAAACATAATCACCGTCAACGATAGCTGCAACAGATATTGAATTTAAGTAGTCATCGGGAAGAGTTAGAAATCTGTTTCCTGTAGAAAAAGATGCTGTTTGAGATTTTCTGAACAAGTTAAGTTCAAGTTCCTCAAAAATTCTTTCTTCCGCTGACTTTATAAACAAATCAATATTGTTAACAAAGGTTGTCTCTGTAGTTTCAAGATAATCTTTGATTTGCTGCTTTAATTCGTTGTAGTTCATGAGACTGATACCGTAGCCTTTCCAAGCTCTATTTTGAACGATAACGATTTTTTAATTTTACCAGTTTCCCCCGCCCCCCCAACAAATTGGACCATAGGTTCCGTGCGTGCTGGACGTGAGAACTGAAGGCCTTGCGGATCGTCAATAGGCCTGATCGGAAAAAGTTTAGGATGCTTTGGCTCATAACATTCAGGGCATGTACGAAGTCCATTCCACTCTTCTTTAATTTCCGCATATTTATATTGCCATCCACATCTATCGCATATAGATAAGGCATTTCTTCCAGTAGCAAATGCCATGATTAAGACCTGTAGTAAGCCGACACATCAGGGATAATTTTGTATGTAGCTCTATCCCTATCTTCCCCGGCAGCTTCATTGAATGATTCATCGTACAAAGCTTTTAAAACCTGAACCCTGTCGGGTGCTCGCTTAAGAGCTAAATGAAAAGATATTCCAGCAACAAATGCTTCATAAAATCTAAATGGAATTTGAACAGTATCTGTACCTTTAGATAAATCCTGCATACGAGTCAAGCAATCAAACTTAAAAATGTCAGTTGAATTCTCTGGAGTTAAAAAGAAATTCAATATCGGTAAATCCGCCCCACGTTCCAAATACCATTGGCTAGGCTTTCCGGTACTTGACTTGCTTGGAATATTTAAAAAATCTTCCCTGCTAATCCTTTCAGTATTTGAATCCGTATTACTTCTAACTATTACACCAGACAAAATATCAATAATATCTGACTGCATGGAATAAGATGTTTGATCCGCAATTAAGTTTAGTTGTCGATTGGAAACAGTCCAAAGATTAATTCCTTTGTTAGCCCAATGAGTAACCAAATAATTCATGGAACGTCTGGCTGTTTCGTTGTCGTACCCAGTACGCAATTCAAGTCCACATCTCTCGAATGCTTCTTCCGCTATTTCGGAAGCGTTTGGATTAAATGAAGTCATACCCGAAGTAGACATTATCCCCTAACACTCTTCGCTAAAATTTTAAGAAGTTTTGTGATGTCTGTTCCGCCACTTTTGTTTCTACGATCTTTCACAACACCTTTGGGTGCAAAGGAAACTTTTCGCTTTGGGTATTTAGGTTTCTTGAACCTACTCCCCATTCTTTTGCTCTTCAGAACAGAAAACATGTCACTTATCGCAGGCATTGCCATCGGAGATGCAGTCTTTTTAGTTTTCTTTGCCATGAAAATAAACCCCCAACTCGCAAGGTAACGGGCCGGAGGTCAAAATGACATACGGGGAATCCCCCGACCATGTAACGCTAGCCGTACTTTTTTCTTAACCAAAGATATACGGAATACCAGTCCGTATTGCTATGTCCTACGGTAGTAAACATTACATCCCCGGTAGTGCCAGTTGATCGCGGGTTTTTCAGTCCGCCACCTTCAAAATTCAAAACACCAGACTCATCTGAAGGAAGTTCCCAGCAAACATCATCCGTATCCGCATCCCAAAGAAGTCTAACAACCATGCCGCTGGTTGCATATACAATCTTTTCAATCCTCACTTCGTTGCATGCAGCCTCATTACCAGCTGCTTGTAAAGCAGACAACGCAGAAACATCTACCTTTTTAACGGCAGCTTCACCACTTCCATCACTTAAGTTTGTAAAATTCAAAACAGCTACAGCAGGACCATCCTGCAAAGTCTGAGAAGTTACAGCATCAGCCATGTCATATTCCTCCAACCCTGACCGGGTGGACCCGAAGGTCCACCCAATAC